ATATGTGGCAACTCGTAAAGAGACCACGATCCGCATAGATGCGATGACGGTCGATCTACTCGATCCAGATGTACCAACTGCGACCATGCTGGACTTCGATTACTTCCAACCCCTAGAGATTACTAATATCCAGCCAGACGGCTCGACGATCGTTAAGACACTACAAGCACAAGGCTTCTCATGGAACATAACGCCAAATGCCATGAGCGTAACAGTTACAACTCTCGAACCTATAGTCGAGGGCTTCATCATCGGAAGCGATGTATCAGGTATAATCGGCACTAGCATAATGGCGTATTAGGAGAAAATAATGGCAACAGGTTTCCCAGCAAGCACAGGCGATGTCCTAAGCGCGGCTATGTATAACGGTCTTACTTCGTTCTCAGTAGGCGCGGCTAATACAGCCGACTACACAGCGGTCTTAGCAGACCAGTACCAGAGCCTAGAGATTATGAATAAGGCAACTGCTATCGCCTTCAAGATCCCGACCGATGCTTCGGTGGCATTCGAGATCGGCACAGTCTTAACAGTTCTCAACATCGGGGCTGGACTCTGCACTATCTCAGCAGTAACACCCGGCACAACTACAGTCCTATCAGCAGGTGCGGTAGCAGCCAGCCCAACACTTGCACAATATAAGTCAGCAGCATGTATCAAGACTGCTGCTAATACTTGGTATGTCGTGGGTGCGATCGCCTAATGCTAAACAATATCGCCTCAATGCTTGGGGTAGGTGGTGGCGTTGCTACGGACTACGAGTCTATTGCTACGACCACACTTGGCAGCGCTTCAAGTAGCGTAACCTTTTCAAGTATTGCTAGTACTTACAGCCATCTGCAAATTAGAGTACTTGCTAAATCAAACTCCTCTCAGTCGCAGTTAGATTTAACAGTAAACAGTTCGGCAACTGGCTATGCTTATCACTCACTATTTGGAAACGGTAGTACGGTTGGGGCTGAAGGTTCTGGAAGTATGACCAAAATCCCAGCGGGTTCAGTAGCACCATCATCTGCAACTTCTACTTTTAGTGCATTTGTTATAGATATATTAGATTATGCCAACACAAATAAAAATAAAACAATTCGCACCCTTATGGGATTTGATACCAATGGCGCTGGAAGTATGTATCTCAACTCTGGTTTATGGGCTAATACTGCTGCTATCAGTTCAATTACTTTAACTTGCAGAGATTTCTCGTTTCCTCAGTACTCTTCCTTCGCTCTGTATGGGATTAAATAATGCCAGCAACTTATGAACCAATAGCGACTTACACAGTAACAAGCGCACAGTCCTCATATACTTTTAATTCTATTCCTAGCACTTATACCGATTTAGTTCTAATTAGTAGCACTAAGTTTACAGCCACTAATTCGCACGCTACATTTCAAATTAACGGAGACACAGGAACGAATTATTCTTGCACCTTTGTTTATGGAGATGGCTCAACGGCGGCATCTGGCAGAGCCTCAAACATTTCTGGAGGATATTTTGGGCGCGGAGTAACAGGCGAATTCGCTGTGGGTATTACACATTTTCAAAATTATTCAAACACGACAACCTATAAAACCGTACTTTCGCGTGGTTCTGCGGCAACCAGTTTAACTATTGCTTATGTAAATCTATGGCGTAACACAGCAGCAATTAACTCGTTGAAATTAGAAGCACCGACCGACACTTTTACTACAGGCTCAACCTTTACCCTATACGGAATTAAGGCGGCATAATGGCTAACACTTATGTAAAGATTGGCAGCACCGTAACTGTTGGAGCGTTGGGTGCAGCATCTATTGACTTCACTTCTATACCTGCAACTTACACAGATTTAGTATTAAAGGTAAGTACCAGAAGCGATTTAGCAAATGCGTTTAGCGCATCTAGTTTAAGTTTTAATGGTAATACTGCTAACTATTCTTGGCGCGAACTTTACGGCGTAGGAAATGCACAAGGTTCTAATAATGGAACGGATACATCTAAGGGAAGCGGTCAAGTTACAGGTGCGTCAGCAACCTCATCCACCTTTGCTAATACTGAAATATATATTCCAAATTATGCTTCAGCGAATAATAAGTCTTTTTCGGTAGATGGCGTAACAGAAAACAATGCTACTAGCGCTGCGGCTGTTTTATATGCTTACCTCTGGTCAAATACCGCAGCCATCACTTCTATAACTTTAACTGCTAACACAGGTAACTTCGTTCAATACTCAACAGCAAGCCTCTACGGCATACTCAAAAACTAGGAGACAAAATGGCAGACACAAAGATCATCGTTAACTGCGAGACAGGCGAAGTCTCTGAGGTTGAACTAACAGCAGCAGAGGTTAAGCAACGCGAGGCTGATGCAGTTGCTTACGCTAAGGCTAAGGCAGATGAGGAACAAGCAGCAGCCGAGAAGGCTGAGGCTAAGGCTGCTATCGCAGAGCGCTTAGGACTTACAGATGCAGAACTGGCACTACTACTGGCATGAAGCCAAAGTTATGCAAAGCCGGTATCCAACTAAGAGAGCAGTTCGATGATACCTTCCCAGACCGCGATCGCCGTTCCGATGGCTGGATCGGTGATACACGCCATTCAGCGCGCCCTAGCGACCACAACCCTGATCGAGAAAATGGGTTTATTGTGCGCGCCATCGATGTCGATCGAGATGTCCATAAGTCAGGCAAGCCCGACCTCATGCCCGATATTGCTGATCAGCTTCGACTCGCCGCCAAGAAGGGCGAGAAGCGCATCTCCTACATCATATTCGCCGGGCGAATTGCATCGTCTCGCATGGGCTGGCGCTGGAGAACTTACAAGGGATCTAATCCGCATGACCATCATCTGCATTGTTCTTTCACTAAAGCAGGTGATGACGATGGTTCGTTCTTTAATATCCCGTTATTAGGAGGCAAGTAAATGGAAGCAGCAATTATCGCAGGACTAGGCTTAATGGCGATCCCAGCCATTCGTGCAGCGATCAAGTCTTACCGCGCTAAGAAGGCGATCAAAGATGTAATCGTTGATGCAGTAGAAGCAGCAGTTGATGAGATCGACCGCGATAAAAAATGACCACTCAGGATTACTTAAATCTTTATATTGCCACGCTTGCGATAGTGGGTGGATTAGCAGGCTATGTGATCACGCACTTACTGTCGGAGATCAAAAGACTTAATGGGCGTGTCGATGAGATCTACAACATACTTTTAGAGCGACAATAATCCTATGGCTCGCAAGAAGGCTATCGACCTAGAGGCTTACTCTATGCTCGATCAGTACTGCATCGGGCTAAATGAATACTATAAATCGCTTAGACGAGCAGGGTTCTCAACAGAGATGGCTCTGGCTATCTTGCTTGAACCTTTAACTTACCCGGCAACTATCTTGCCCACACCTAATTGGCTGCCACAACTTCCCGACTCGATCCCTTATGACGATGACGATGAGGACTAATGAAGCGCACAGTTATAGTGCCAGACCTGCAAGTTCCATATCATGACGAAGTTGCTGTCAGGAATGTTGCATCTTTTATTAAGGCATACCGTCCAGATAGCGTTATTACACTCGGAGATGAAATCGACCTGCCACAGATCAGTCGATGGTCAGATGGCACACCAGGCTGGTACGAGCAGACACTAGCTGAGGATCGAGACCTAGCAGTAGAAGTTCTCTGGTCTCTCGTTGAGCATTCTAAAGAAGCCCACATGATTAGGTCTAATCACACAGATCGTCTTTACAATGTAATCATGAAAAAGATCCCTGCATTCTTGGCTTTGCCAGAGTTGCGCTTCGAGCGTTTCATGCGTTTAGATGAACTGGGAATTATCTATCACAAGAAGCCTTATGCCTTCGCTAAGGGCTGGGTGGCAGTCCATGGAGACGAGCAGGGTATCAACCCTAATGCGGGTCTTACAGCCCTTGGAGCGGCTCGTAGGCATGGTTTAAGCGTAGTCTGTGGTCACACTCACAGAGCGGGCGTATCAGCCTTCACAGAGGCTTCTGGAGGCAAGATAGGGCGTATCCTGCGTGGAGTAGAAGGCGGGCATCTTATGGATATTCGCAAGGCAGGCTATACCAAGGGAACTATGAACTGGCAGCAAGCCTTTATCATCGTTGAGGATAACCAAGTAACACTAATCAATATTGAAAAGGACGGCACATTCGTAGTTGCTGGTCGGCGTTATGGACGATCTCGATAACGATATAAGGCGTACGATCGATGATGCCATGGACGATGGAGAATTGTTACCGTTTCGTTATCCATACTCCGTCAGATAGTCAGATATTTATGCAACACTTATGCCAAGAAGGTGCGAAGGGCGCACTAGAAGGGCAGTAAATGAACGCAGATATAGCAATTACCTTATCGATAGCAGTAGGCATGATTATCGGCTTTGGCTTTGGTTATGGCAAAGGCTTTGAGCATGGCAAGATTAAGGGTCGTATTGCAGCTCGTAAGATCGCTCGTCAGTTAGAGCAGGTGGGACGATGAATGCTAGAGACTATCTCAACGAAGCCAAAGCAACTATTCAAGACCGAGGAATGGATTACGGTCACCCAACTGACAACATGGCAAGAACGGCTGCCCTCTGGTCGAGTTATTTGGAGATGCCGGTTACTGATTACCAAGTCGCGATGTGTATGGCACTTGTCAAAATAGCCAGAAGCATGGAAACTGCAAAGACTGACACTTATGTCGATCTAGTGGCTTATGCTGCTATTGCTGGTCAACTACACACAGAGGAGAATGATCTTTATGCCTGATCTAAATGCTCCAAGGTGGGCTGATATGCAGCAGATGAAATTAGATGCTTACGAGGCAGGAAATCTTGAACATGCGATGTATTGGCAAAATGAACAAATAAGCAAGAAGTTGAGCGATCTAATCTTTGCAATGAAGGAGCGAAATGTTTAATCTAGAAGATTACGAGACGGTCGAGGATCGCCTAACTAAGTTCTGGAAGGATTATCCTGATGGCAGAATATCTACTCAGATTATTGAACACACTTTGCAGCGCTTTATTGTTCAGGCTGCTATCTATAGAACTGAGGTTGATGCACAACCTTGGGCAACGGGCTTTGCAGAGGAAACCGTATCGACTAGAGGAGTCAATAGTACGAGCGCTCTTGAAAACTGCGAGACTTCTGCGATCGGTCGCGCTCTCGCCAATGCTGGCTATGCGAGCAAAGGAAAAAGACCTAGCCGCGAAGAGATGGTTAAAGTCAAGGCGGCGGAACCTAAACCGTTTGCAGAGAAGTTAGCCGACAAGATCACGATGCCGGTAGAAGATGATCCTTGGTCAACTAAGGCAGTATCACCTACGCCATCAGCTAGTGAGGCTGTAGCACTTGTTCAAGATGTGTTAGGCGGGACAAAGATAGATGATGACATTCCAACTTGTCAGCATGGAATTATGGCATTCAGCGAAGGTGTATCAAAGAAGAACAACAAGCCTTGGGCGCAGTTCAGATGTCAGAACCCCGCTGGTGGCTTCTTGGAAAAGTGCGAACCTGTGTGGTTAGAGATCAACCGCGATGGCAAGTGGGTTAAGCAGAAGGGGCGCGGATAATGGGCAGCCTACAATTCATGAACCAAGACGGTGAATGGGAGTCATTCCCTGATGTCGATGTAATCGAACACTATAAAAAGATCCGAGATAGCGTTAAAGCCTCTGGGATTACAACGCGATGCTGTCTATGCAATAGGGAATTCGATGTATCAGAGATCGTTATTACCGGCGGATCTTTATCTGCTGGCTTTACATGGTCATGCCCTGACTGCCATGCAGTAACTTTGGAGTCTAGTGTCGCAAAGTAGAAAGCATCGCGGCTTCCGCACAGAGCGAGTAGTCGCAGAGTATCTGAGGCGCTGGTGGGAAGGCGCATCAGTAGGTCGAGGTTCTGGGCGTGACATTCTCAATGTCCCGTTCG